ATCAAATGTAACCCCCGGGTTTGTCCACCCATAAGAGGGTAGAAACTTTTCCCAGCCCCGTCTGCCACGCATTGTCATGCGGATGCAGTTGTGCTGGCGGGCGAAATCGGCAATGGCGTCTTGTAGTGCCATCACCTCTCGTAAGTTACCACAAACAAGGAAAATGTTCAAAACAGTACCTTGCGGGGCTCCTAGAAGTTCTGTCAGGACAACACTTTCACCGTTCTGCCAGCTTTGCATCCTCCCTTCATCCACAGCCTTGGCGAGGTCTTCCGGGGTGTGCGTATTCCCGGCCACGTCAAGTGCGCGTAAAAGGCGTCTTTGCAGTTCGTCAGTCGAGAGCATTACCGCTTATGGCCTCAATTGCTAGTGTGCCAGTATTGTCAACATATAGACGGTATGTCAGGCCGTCTTCCCCTGCCAGTATCACACGATCCTGTGCGAAGCGGCGGGAATTTATTTGCTGGAAAGCGCCCCGTATCTGGTCAAGAGCCCGTGTCAGGAAAGCCGGGTCATGTTTAGGTGGGACTTGTGGAAAGAAAACTATCATCGTTTGGCCCCTGACACAACATCAAGCCGTATTTGCCCCGCTGTCCAGTGTTCGTCAGTAACGCCGTTCAACCGGATCCTGACGTCGCGCCCTGTCACGCGGGTGTCGATGTACCCGTCCGCCCGTGTCGAATATGGGCCGAAGGTTCGTTCCGCGCCCTGCGGTGTCTGTTTCGTGTAAAAGAGCAGTTCCAGTGCAGTTGTGGCATCGTCAGACGAGATCATGCCTTGCACAATCTCTAGGTTGCGATCCCCGGCGGGGGGGATAACGACCGCGCCACTTTCTGCATAAACCGTGTCATGGCGTGATACACCATCTGCCATGTAGCCGATCTCATGCTCATATACATGGTGGTTTGCCCCTGCCATGACAGGGGCTTGTGATCCGACAGCCGGTGCCATTGCTTCCCTGTCAAGGGAACCAATTGCCCACCACTGCTCTGCGTAGTTATAGATCACATAGCTATCCGCTTCCGTGGCATCGGTTGACGGGTAGAAGAACCATATTTCTGGCAGGGATCCGTGCGCTGACGCAAACACCTGCGAAGCCATGACGGTCCTGTTTATTCTGTTCATCAGGTAAGACCACACCGGGCAGGGTATCCGTGTCAGCTGACTGCCATCTGACACATGGAAGCCATCCACAGACCACCAGAAAGCAGACCCGTCGTCGGTTGCCAGCGCCCGGGGCCCGATGATACGGGTTTCATCCATGACATCGAAGCCATACACGAAGGGACTGCCAATGAACCGGCCGGCGAACACTTCGGTTTCTGACCACACAAGGACGCCGCCACGTACCTTCGTCAGGGTGAACAATGGCGTTTTGCATTCCAGTTCAAGATACCCTGCCGTGTTCGTTGTCGAAGTGAAATCCCAATCGGTGTAATTTTCCCGGGTTGACCAAGCTACCCGCCTCGGGTTGCCACCGGATTGGATGCACATGGCATGGCGTTCTTCTGTCACCAGCACGGCACGGTTCGACGTGGGGGTGGTGCCGCCAAGCGCTGTCACGGCAGTTTCTGGTACGGATGTATCATAAAGCAATACACGGCCGTCCGCGCTGCTTACTGCCAGCACGTCTTCACCCCAGTTGTCAGCTGACCACATAGGCACAATCGCTGACAGGACTTCGGACCCGGTCGTGCGGGCAGCTCCATAAAATTCATCGCCATGCAGACCAACGCCGAAGCCCACAGGCAGACCGGAAGACCCCAACGCCGCCAACCCTGCGATCGTCACGTCTGTCCAACCACCAGCACTGTTGCTGGCGTATATCGCGTCATTCAAGAAAAGCAAGGTGTGGAAAAGCTTTGAGTTGTCGCGGTAACGATGGATGCGCCGAATACGGCTGGAAAAAGGCGAGGAAGTGACACGCCGCCACCCCCCGATTGGTTCCAGAACACCGCCACGCCACCTGACAAGATTGGTGTCATACCACCTGCCCGGGCTGTCGCTTGGGGATGCCCCCCGCACAACGCCCGGCGGCATGATTATAGGCACCAAGGCTGTCATTGTGTTTTTCCCTTACCGGACCCCGGCGATAGCACGCAGGTTTTTGATGATGCGTTTGCCGCAACGGCTTTTGACCTTTTGGCTTTGATCCAGATCAAGGATCAACTTTACCACAGTTCGTTGATCCATGGCAGCAATGTTGTTCAAGCGGACAAACCGGTTGAATTCATCTTCGCAGTTGACAGGTATCGCCGCAATGTAGACTGCGTGCGAGGATTTATCGACCGATAACGTCGCGCAGGCGCTTAACAACATTGTCATCAAGGCAAGCGCCGGTATGGTTTTCCAATTCATTTAGCAATTCCTCTTGCTTGGCAAGGTCAACTTTGGCCTCTGCCAGATCACGTTTTGCCGCCTGTGCGTCAGCTTTGATCCCCCTGACAAGAGCGGCGTTGTTTGCACGTTCCTGTGCCAGCTGGGCGCTATGCTTCCCTGCCAAGTATATCTTGACCCCCACCCCTGTCACAAGGGTTAAGCTGGTAGCCACCATTCCGGCGATCACCATCAGCTTGAGTGTCGAAAACCCTAGAGCGCCGGCGATCAGCCGTACAATCCCCATCATAGCCCTTTTTCCTTTTGATCCTGCAACCGGAAGCCAATCGTTGCAATGGCAGCGACGATACCAACGGCGAACGCTACATATTTGGCCCATTCAAAGTATTGGGCAGTTTCCTGTGCGATCGGCAGAAACTGCTGTGATCCTTCGCTGACAGCGGCCAAGCCCGCTCCTGACAGGGATGCCAGCTGGGCCTTGATCGTCCTTGAGTTACCAAAGGTGGACGGCCAGCGTGTGTCCAGTAACTTGCTTTTCGGGTAGTTGGCAATGCTCACGGCGTTCCGTTGGTTGCCACCGATAACCTTGATGTGCGTGCGCGTTTCTTCACCAGTGCAGAAAGCAACGTGCCCCTGCCATGTAGAGTTGCCACGCTTGAACACGGCTATGGCACCGGGCTTTATTTCTTTGTTGAGCGACTTGCCCCAATTCAGCCAAGACCGCGCTGCCAGAGATCCGGTCCCCTTATACCCGGCTTGCTGCATCCATGCGTTTGCAGCGGCACTGCACCATGCGGTTTCATCATCTGTAACCCATGGGTGCCCACTTTTGGCAAACATTTCCAAGACACGGGGGTTGTGTTTGCTGCCCACGATTTCTTTGAGGCCGATGTCTTTTTTCGCTTCATCAAGCCACGGGGTGCCTGTCATAGCGCGAAATCCTTCAATTTTTGGTCGGATATGCTAGGGATCAAACCTTCGCCCCGCCATTGAAGCCAAGACGTGAGTATCCACTTGTTCCCTTTTGTCACGTTGTCGGACGCATGGAGCATCCGCCCTTTTTTGGGGGCGGAAGGGTCGTAGTTGAAGAACAAACCATCGCCTTTTTTGGGCTTAACTCTCAAACCATTCATCTTTTCAAACACTGTATTCCCGCCTTCAAAGTCATCATTAAGGTATGCGATCAGCGTTCCCACCCGGTTTCTCGGCAGGCTGGTGTGGCTGTCGGTATGCAGTTTGACAAATCCGTTTTCGGGATATTTCAGCAGAGAAAACATTTCTTGATCTTCGGGGAGCCACCCTGTCAGGCATTCCACCCTCCCCTGCATTTCAGGATATTTGTCGTTTCCGAGCAAGCGCATATCCGCTACACGAAAAGATGGATCATAGGTGTCGCCCCGCCCGAGGACTTCGGCGTTTACCGCGGGATGCTGCAAGCCGTTTTCGATATATCGGTCGCACACTTCCGCCGAGAGCAAGTCATGGATCCGTACAACTTGCAAACCACTTTCCAGTTTCGCAAGAACCTCTAACTTCAAGTGCCGACCCTCGCTTGGTAGTCATAAGCATCTTCGTCCGCCCATCCCGAGAAGCAAAACCCATCCACATACATCGTCCGATCACCTGTCAGGGCAAGGGAGTACAGCACCTGATCTTCGTGGAATGTCTTGACGGGCACAATGCTTGTCAGAGGCTCCCATTTGAGACGCCCCGGAATTGCCAGTATGGTTTCCCCGATAGTGTGTTCGTTCATGTTGTCAGGGTGACAGGGGGTGTAGGTTTCCTTCCACCATGTACCTTTGTCGCCAAACAAAACGCATTCGCATCCATAGTCATTCCGCGAATAATAGTTTTTGTCGATAACAGACCACCCCTTCTGCGTCCATTGCGGGTGGTCAAAAGTGTTAAAGCATCTGTTGTTGATAAGATACATATGACGCTTGCCGAGCCGCGGCGTTTCCACACCCCGCACGGTATTGACGCCCCAGCGACCGACTACCTTGTCGCCGGGTTTTACTTCCGAGATTGGCTTGAGTGTGCCGTCCGCCATCTGGACTTCTTGCCATGGCAGGAAACAAGTTACACCAACACCAACACCCACACCCACGGCGGCAGCTTTGGCGTTTAGCCCCACGGTTATAAGAATGTTGTTCATATTTTACCCTGTGCGTGTGCAGTGGATAGCGATGTAGGAATTACCGTCGCCGTCCCAAGAGCCATCAAAAGCTATGGTCACATTTGCCCCCGCGGCGACAGTGTTTGCTGCTGTGGCGCTGGTTTCAGTTTCCGTTGACGAAGGGTTGACAGAACTAAGTCCTGTCACGTTCACCGCGTCGATCTTGACAGCGAAAGTGCCGTTCCCAGACGATTGGTAATGTGTGCAGCTGTCAATTGTGAACGCGAATTTGGAATTCGCAACGATGGTTATCGTTTGGTTGTCCACCGCATTACAACCCTCTGGTGTCAGGGGAATGTTGATGTCAAATGTGTTCGCCGTTATGTCCGCCGCTGCCACCGATGTCAGGTAAGTGCTGGTGTCAAGCGTCCAAGTGTTCGCTGCGGTTTTCTTGAGGATACCTGTTGTCCCTGCCAGCGCACCGATCGCTGCCAGATCTCCGTCATATGCCTGCGTGACAGATCCCAAACCCGAGGTCATCAAGGCACCGGCTGCGGCGACGTTGGTGGCGTCTGTCACGTCAGCAAGGGCTTCGATACCATCCAGTTTGGTTTCGTCAGCTGTCAGGAAGGATGCGGTCGTCGCTGCCAGAACGGCAGAGTACGCTTGGACGTCGGACCCGATCGCAAGGCCAAGGTTCGTTCGGGCAGCGGCGGCCGTGGCTCCGCCCGTACCGCCCGCCGCGACTGTCAGTTCACCGGTGCCAGCGAAGAGCGCGTCAAGGGCTGACCAGTTTGCGTTTAGCTTGGTGCCCCATGTGTCTTCACTTGCGCCGACTTCTGGCAGTGTGAAGTTGAGGTAAGTTGAAAAAGCGTCGGCCATCGTGAGTTTTCCTCAATATGTGTGGTATATCCTTACCACATTGTTGTGTATTCAATCAACACTTTGCCATGTGTCGGTGTCAGGTGAAACAGTAGCCCAGAGATCGTCATCCGCTGTCGTGTCAGACCATACGTCTGTGTCAGGGGAAGGGGTCAGCCACAGTAGATCCCCACTTGTCAGCATCCCCCCGTTCCCTGCCAACGACAAGGTGCGGGAAAAGACACCGGCACCCACAGCAATCTGATCCCCAGATCCCATCGCAGACAAGATGCCACTTAGTGTGGCATACGCATTCGCGGACATTGACCCAGCCCCTGTCAGGGCCACAAAGCCCGGTACGGTGGTGATGTCCGGTGCGGGGGATATAGCCCCGACACCCGTCAGCGCCAGCGCAGATAGATGAATACGCGCGCCAGCTACGCCCTGTGCCCCAGCCCCCGCCAAGGCAGCTTCGCCAAACACTATGTTGGGGGCGCTATAAACCCCGGCATATATCTGCGCGCCATATAAGCGAGGCATTGGAGCCCCCTATCAGGCTAGAGTAAGGGTGAGGTTCCCTGCTGAAATCTTGAATTCGTCGCCAATGTCAATCGCTTTCGCGGTCGTCAGTGCCCCATGCCAGAGACAATTGCCCGCTGTCACAGCGTCCCAGACAGAAGCGTGTGTAACCGTCCCCCATGCAAGGGTGGTATTGGGGCCAAATGTCAGGTCCGCGTCATTGTCTGCTGTGTCAGCAACGACGGTGCTGGCCATCGACTGCCGGGCATATCCGTTGCCAGACAGTTCCCCGGTCGAAGGGGCAGCGTCAGTGGGCGCTGATGTGTGCAAGGCGACGTACCAAGCAGTCGGCCGCGTGGCAGCGTTTCCTGTCATCATCCATTCAAGCAAAAGGTTTTCTGCAAAGTCCGTAAGGTCGCTCATCCGAAGGTTCTCCGACGTTTGTGCAGGTTCCCCTGCGGATATTTAGCGCGTTCACTTGCCATTCGCATGGCTTCAAGAACCGCGGAATAAAGGTTGGCCCACACAACAAGCCGCTCGTCATTTTTGAGGTAGGGTTCCGCCTGCGCCAGTGCCCCGTAGAGGTAGGCACCGGGGTGCTTGTCGAGCAGCCAATTGGTCGTATTGCTGTCTGACAGGGCAGGGATCTTCTCGTAATACTGCATTTCCACTGTCAGGTCAGACGTGGGCTCTGGGAACATGAAGAATTTGTTATTGAGGATGGTGTAGACCCGGGGCACACCAGAAACCTCGTTGGCCCTGACATGGTTCAAGTCTTCGTTTCTGACAAATTCCAGCACGCGGGGTGGGCTGCCAGTTGTCATCAAAGAGATAGTTTCCAGCCAATTGGCAGGCATGTTGACGTAGCCATTATCGCACGTCGATGTTTCCCGGGCGATCATTTCGTTATTGCGGACCACCAAATTCATGGAAGCCTCTGCCAGCTGGATGAAGCCGGGGATCTCTGCTGTCAGGTCAGCCCGGTTAAGCCATGCCGCCACTTCGGCCTGCAACGTGTCATAATCTGTAATCGCTGCCATTACGGCCCCTTAGATGTGTCCTGCCCGTGTTCGGAAATACCGATTATCGGGGTCATTCAGCCACTTTTTCAAAGCTTTGGGATCGTTCGCAATCCCCTTTTTCATCAAGTCAAAGTACACTGTCATCGGTATGCTCGCAACTACCTTGCCATCGCCCCAACTTTCGTTGGCGCTCTCGTTGTAGTTCATCCGGTTGGCGTCGATGATGTTATCGACTTCCTGCTGTGTCTGAATGACGAAAGTGTCGTTTGTATCATCCCAATGGAACCACTTCGTAACACCTGTCACGGGATCCTTGGAGAATAGTTTTGGTGCAGTTGTCATCTGGCATCCGTGGGTTGTGGTAGGAAACTGACAGGGCCGAAGCCCTGTCAGCTATTTCGTGTCAGCTAGACCTTAGCTTGCGGACAGGTCAGCGGCAATACCGTGGGCAGCTTCGTTCTTCACTCGCAGGGAGTATTCAACGATCATCTGCTTCTTGGTGCTGTCACCAGTTTTCGCCAGATCTTCGGTCTTGAAGTTCCGCAGGTAATCGACCTGCAAAAATTCAGGATCAATGAAGTGTGCATCCCGTTCGCGCTGGAAGCGGTTTGGCACGATCGACAACTCGCCAAAGTCTGACAAGTAGATGTCAGCGGTAGCGATAATTGCCAGCTTCTTGGCCGAAGAAACATTGAAGCGTGCGGATGCCAGACCAGCAAAAGCAGACACTGCCTGCTTGTTGAACGGGCCTACCATCAGCATTTTTACCTTGCCGCCCGAAGACCAGATCTGCTGGACAACGTCCTTCAGGATGGTTTCGGTGAAAGCACGCTGTGTGCCTTCAACGCGGTCTGTGGTTGGCGTACCGGACGTGGTGCCACCGGAATACACACCATTAACGCCGGTTGCGCCGACGCTTGAGTTGGCTGCATACCAGTTTGGCAGACCAGCAAGGGTTCTGGCAGTGGAACTGTCACCTGCCACGGCTACCTGACGATTGAGCAGGATGCTTTCCATGTCAATCTTCAGTTCAGAACCAGCCTTGGCCATTTCATAGGCCATGTAAGACTTGATCCCTGCCTTGTCAGTCGCTTCCAGAGTTCCTGACACG